CTTCTTCATCTTCAACTACTGAAAACACTTCCGTTCCTGACGGAACGGACGCTGAGGCGTCGAACAATGAGCCTGCTGGCATTGATGCGAAAGATGCTCTTTGGCAAATCGCCGTGCCTTGGATGGTCGAACGCCAGGTCAAGGAAAGCAACGCCCGCTCATTGCTGGGCGCTGCCGTCAAGGTTCTCGGTGACGCTGGGGCATGGGCGCTGTGCCAGCGAATGATGGGTGAGCGCCCGATGGAGCCTGCCGCGTGGATGGCAGCCGCGCTGAATGCGCAGACCAAGATCGCCGCTGTGGCGGGGAAAAAGCAAGGGGTGGATCGCCATGGAAACTTTGGAAACCAAGACTATCGGGCAGGTGTTGCAGCCGACGGATCGTTCTGAGGAGCGCATGCACAATGTGCGTGAGTTTCTGTGGAAGGCGATGCGGAACGAGTTGCCGACCGAGACGCGCCAATGCGACACGCATGGCGAGTACCAGTCGAAGCTGACGCCGGCCGGCTGGACGCGGTGTGGCGAGTGCAACGCAGAGCAGGTCGCCCGTGAACGCCAGGCGGACCGCGCGCGCATCGAGGCTGAGACCCGCCAGCGCCGCGCCGAAAAGCTTCTTGGTCGTGCTGCAATCCCTCCGCGCTTCGCTGATCGACGCCTTTCCACCTTCGTGGCGCACTGCGATGAATCGCGCCGCGCTTTGTCCATTGCGTTGGCATACGCTGAGAACTTCGCCCAAGCCTGCGAAACCGGCGCGTCGCTGATCCTGTGTGGGGGCGTGGGTACTGGCAAGACCCATCTGGCTGTCGGGATTGCGCACAGCGTGCTGGCTATGGACCGGCCCGCGCTCTTTACGTCAGTGATGGGTGCGGTGCGCGCCGTCAAGGAAACCTATCGCCGGGATTCGGAGCGCACCGAAGCCGATGTGATCGAGGACTTCATTGATCCGGATCTCCTGATCCTGGATGAGGTCGGCGTCCAGTTCGGTAGCGACACCGAAAAGATGATCCTGTTCGAGATCATCAACGGTAGGTACGAACGGCTGCGCCCGACCATCCTTATCAGCAACCTCGCCAAAGATGCCTTGGCCCAATTCATTGGGGAGCGTGTCTTTGACAGGCTCCGGGAAGGTGGCGGGAAGCTGGTCGTATTCGATTGGGCCAGTTACCGGAGGCAGGCATGACCACGTGGATCAAGACAGACGACCGGCTACCGGAGCGAAATCAAACAGTTGTGATCTGCATCGAACACCAATACGTGAACGCTCCGAAGGTGCAAAGCATTCAGCCGGCATGGTTCGACGGATCCCAATTTCGAGAGATAGGAGGCGGGATGTACCCGAACGTATATCACCGGCCATCGCACTGGATGGCGTTGCCCCAAGGCCCAAGGGATGGCGCATGACCGACGCCGAGTTCGAGGCTGTGATCCGCGATAGGGTCAGTTATGACCCGAAGCCGGAGATATCACGAGCGATCCGATGCGACCGATGCGGTGGCGCTTTGGGGACGCTGGCAATGCATAGAGGCCCGCTTGTAATGACCGGCCTCTGTGACTGCAAGGAAGACGCAGAAACGGGTACACCGCAAGCATCCCGCGCGCGAGAGGGTCGAATCCTTGCCGTGGACCCGGGGACGACTGAAAGCGGCTGGTGCGTGCTGGCTGACGGCGCTGTGACGCTGTCGGGCGTGATGCTGAACCGCGAGGTGCTTCGGATGCTGACGATGCAGCGGCGCAACGATCCGTGGGGCCACGTGCTGGCTATCGAGATGATCGCGTCGTATGGGATGCCGGTCGGGCGCGAGGTGTTCGAGACGGTACGGTGGATCGGTCGCTTCCAGCAGGCATGGCACTCACCCGAGGCGGTCAAGTTCATCTACCGGCAGGACGTGAAGTTGCACCTGTGCAAGACGCCTCGCGCGAAGGACGCCAACGTGCGCCAGGCGCTGCTGGACATGTTCCCGCGCACCGGAGGTGGCAAGACGCCGCAGATTGGCACCAAGGCTCAGCCGGGGCCGCTGTTCGGCGTGTCGTCGCATGCATGGGCTGCGCTTGGCGTGGCCGTGACGGCGGCGCATCAAATGAGGGAGGTGGCATGAGGCCCGTCTACATCAACAACCTGCTCATTGGGGGCATCTTCGGGCTGGGTTTCAACTCTACCGCCTTGATGGTTGCTGCCTCTTTCACATACGGCGTCATAGCGACGCTGGTTGACATCGCAGTGCCTGACCAACGCAGCACCAACTAACCAAGGGAGAAACCATGAACCAAATCGCATGTGGCGCAATGCCAGCGCCAAGGCGTTTCACGCGGAGTGACGACATGAAGAATAGCATCTTGCTGTTGGCGGTCCTGCTGGCCGCGTGTGGGCAGAGCGTCCCGGACATGACGCCGATGGACGCGGCGGGGAATCCCAAAGGCGCTAAGGCAGTCTCCGCCCCAGTAGTAGAGGACCGCTTCACTGTGACCCGTTCTATGACGTTCCGTGACGAATTGGCTTACGGGAACATGCGGGGGGTCTACGTCATCGTCGACGAGAAAACGGGTCGGGAATACGTTGGCGTGAGCGGGATTGGCATTGCCGAATCTGGCAGCCACAACTGCGGCAAAGCCTGTACCAAACAGGACGAGCGCTGACATGGATCCAATCTTCTGGCCTTGGCTGGCCTTCTACTTCGTGATGAGGGGGTGGTGATGCGTATCTGGGTGACCTACGAAACTGCCGACGGCTTCAAAAAGGAGCGCGTGCCAGGTGGAGTCTGGACCGACGACTACGCCTACGTGCAGAAGAACTCGCCTCGGTGGCAGTGGGAGGAACGCGAGGTGGAACAGGTTCCGGACGGCGTGGTATTGCAGCGGCTGAACAAGGGGGCGTGATGTTTGGAATCGGAGTGGCTGTTGCTGTGGCAGTAGGTTCGGCGGCCAGAGCGCTCGCCGAGGCCGAAGCCATGAAGCGCAAGCACGACGCGCACCGGGTCGGCACATACAACGACCCTGGTGTCGTGATTGACCTTGCGCCCGGCGACGTGCGAGTGGTCGAGGAACCGAAGCTTCTGGAGGAGAAATGAGCCATATCGCAGCGCCACTAGAAGACATCGAGCGCGCAATCTTGCGCGAAATTGCCAATCTGCAGCGCAGCTATCACGAGATGGCCGCTCCGCTGGTCAAGAGGCTGGCAGACATCTCGGTCCTGAAGCAAGGCGGGATTGTCTCGTTGCCGCTTCCGGCGCCGGAGGTAACTGTCGGCCCGGTGGCATTCATCCAGCGCGATCACCTGGAGCAAGCAAAGCGGAGCGCTTACCTGTGCAGGGTGGAGGCGAAGTACCGCGACGGAATGGGCTTCGTTCCCATCTACACCCATGCAAAGCAAGAACAAGCCTAAGCCCACCATAGCCGAGCAGCAGCACATCGTCCGCATCAAGTCGATGGACTGCGGATGCTGCGGAGCGGCTGGACCAAGCGAGGCGCACGAGATCGAGCAGGGCATGTGGTGGACATCGCTGCCGCTATGCCAGGACTGCCATCGCGGGGCATTCAACGGAATCCACGGCCAGCAGCGCATGTGGAAGGTGCTGAAGAAGGACGAAATGTCAGTGTTGAACGACACCATCCGGTTGCTGATGGAAGATTGACGGGGAGCGAAGACATGTACACAGCGATGCCAACGAAGCCGGCGAGACAGTCAGCGCTGGACGACTACGGGTACGACGCCCTGGACGATCTGCTATACGGCTGGTTCTGCCGGGAGCAGGGCTACCAACCGGTGGAAGGCTACGCACGGACTGCCGTGGCCTGCGACCAGTCGGTAAGCTCGCGCCAGTGGGACAGCATCGAAGAGGTGCTGGAGAGCCGGGTGGAGGCGTTCGTGATGCCGACCATCACGTCGGCCATGGACGAGCTGGAGGGGGATTACCGGCTGGCGATCCTGATCGAGCTGCGCAACCGGATGGGGCCCGGCGTCTGGCGCAACCCGCGTGCAGGGGATAGGCAGCCCGAGGCGTACCAGGCGGCAAAGATGGCAGTTTCCATCATCCTGCGACGCAAGGGGGTGGAATGGTAGAGGCGATGATTGGATTTGCTTTCGGCTTGGTGTTGGGGATGATATTTATGGCGTGGCAATGCCGCAACCGGTAAGTGCTTGTAAACCACTTTGTTTTGTTCTATGATCTCGCGCAGAGGGGCGAATTGTCCCCAAAAACAGCCCGGCGCAGAGAAATCGCCCGGGCTTTTTGCATTGGTAAGCGATGGCCGCTACCGCGTGCCAGGCCGGACGCCACCGGCACCTTCACGCATGGCGATGCTGAAAAGCTATCGGGCGAGCCGCCAAAGCACCCGACATGGCACCGGACTAATACCCCGTGGAGCGTCGCCAGCCGTGAGGGAATGCGCAGGCTGATGCGCGAGCGTATGTCGGGCGGACCCACAAGAAACATTCAGTCGATAGAGTCCATGCCGGAGATCAGCACCGGCCCCTCAATCTGTCTCCTCCACTAGCCCGAAAGGCTAGTTTCCAGCCGCCTCCGGGCGGTTTTTTATTCTGCACCCGTCAAATGCCCAGTACGAAGATCGAAAGCCAGCTGCTGACCGACCGCAGCGGCCCCAGCACGCGTGTGCGTGTCGATCCGGGCCAGACGGGGTTCTTTGCCGGTAGGTTCTTCCGCAGCTACTTGGAGTCAGTGATTCCGGTTGCCGGACCCGCGGTTAGCGCGCGCCTGACAAGCCCGGTCGACTTCATCCTGTGGAGTCAGGTGCTGACGCTGACGCAGGGTGCCATCCGCTGCGAGATTTTCCCGCTGGCTACTGGTGTTGTCCCGTCTGGCTCATGGTCAGCTATCCCGGTGATTGGCGTCAATCGCATGTCCGAGCGCCCGACCTACAACGGATCACAATACGCACCGCAGGCCACTGTAGAGACTGGCGGCTCATTCACCGGCGGTACAGCATCTGACCTGCTTCTGGTACGCGCAGCCGGACAGAACGGCCAGGCGTCGAACGTTGGCACGTCGCAGTCAGAGCGTGGATTGCCCGCTGGCACGTACTACATCCGGTTCAGCACGCTCGCTGGCGGCCTGACGGTCAACGACGCCGCCCAGATGGTCTATGCCATCGAGTGGGAAGAGCGCGTGCCAAATCTGAATGGGGCGCAGTAAATCCGCCATGTCAGACACTAAACAAGTGACAAATACTGTCGCACGCAGGCCACCTGCAGCAGGGAAGGGTAGGCCAAAAGGCGCCAAGAACAAGACGACCCGCGCGGCTAAGGATGCCATCGCCCAGGCTGCTGAAGCGCTTGGCGGAGCGGAACGATTGACCGAATGGGCAAAGGAGGACCCGGCTAACGAGCGCGTCTTCTGGGGGACGATCTATCCGAAGCTTCTGCCGCTTCAATTGACAGGCGAAGACGGCGCCCCAATGCAGTTCGAAAAGGTGGTGCGGGAAATTGTCGACCCTGCAAATAAAGACGCCTAGGGTCTTTGCGCCATTGCTCCAGACCGCTCGCTACAAGGGCGCTCATGGTGGCCGCGGGTCAGGCAAATCACATTTCTTCGGCGAGCTATGGCTGGAAGAGAACATTTCGGACAAGCTGGATTTCGTCTGTGTCCGGGAAACGCTGAAGTCGCTGGAGTTCTCGGTAAAGAAGCTGCTGGAATCGAAGATCGAGGCGTTCAACGCTGGTGATTACTTCGAGGTGCAGGATCGGCGCATCTTCTCCAAGCATGGCGGGGTGACCATCTTTGAGGGGATGCAGAACCATACGGCTGACTCGATCAAGTCGCTGGAAGGATTTGACCGCGCATGGTTCGCGGAGGCCCAGAAGGCCAGCGACAAGAGCCTGACATTGCTGCGCCCGACGATCCGCAAGCCTGGCTCGCAACTCTGGTTCGACTGGAACCCGGATCTGGCGACCGACCCCATCGACGTACTGCTCCGCGGGCGTGTGCTACCGCCTGATGCTGTCGTGGTTCAGGCTAACTACATGGATAACCCATGGCTGCCGGATGAGCTGCGGGCGGAAATGGAGTTTGACCGCTCGCGCGATATGGACAAGTACGAGCACGTGTGGCTCGGAAAGTACCGGCAGAGCAGTCAGGCGCGCGTTTTCAGGAACTGGACGGTCGAGGAATTCGAAATCGACCATAGCGCAACACTGAGACAGGGCGCGGATTGGGGTTTCAGCATCGATCCAACAGTGCTGATCCAGTGCTACATCGTAGGCCGCAAGCTATACGTGCCATACGAGGCATACCGCGTCGGTTGCGAGATCGTCGATACGCCGGACCTATTCATGTCTGTGCCCGATGCCGAGAAATGGCCGATCACGGCGGATTCGGCACGTCCCGAGACGATCAGCCACCTGCAGAAGAACGGATTCCCGAAGATCCGGCCGGCCATCAAAGGTGCCAGGTCGCTGGAAGAGGGCGTCGAGTTCCTGAAGAGCTTCGACATCATCGTGCATCCGCGCTGCAAGCACCTGATCGATGAACTGACGCTGTACCAATACAAGCAAGACCCGCTGACGAACGAGGTTCTTCCGGTCCTGGAGGACAAGAACAATCACGTCATCGACGCATTGCGCTACGCCTGTGAAAGCGCCAGGCGAGCCATGAATGTGAAGCGCAAGGAAGAAACGCCCAAACGGGAACGCGTGCCGGCCGTAGCCGGTGGATGGATGACCTAAGAGAATGGCCAAAGAAAACCCTGACGACAAACTGGTAGCCGAGGCGAAGAAGCGGTTCGCCCGTTGCCAGGACGCCGAAAGCGATTTCCGCAAGCTGTTCCTGGAAGATCTGCGCTTCGCTCATGGTGATTCGGATAACGGCTACCAGTGGCCTGACCTGATCCGCAACTCGCGCCAACTGGAAAAGCGTCCTTGCCTCACGATCAACAAGACGATCCAGCACAACCGCCAAATCACGAACGAGACACGCCAGAACAGCCCCTCAGTGCGCGTGCAACCGGTCGACGGCGGGGCGGATCGCAAGACTGCGGAAATCCTGAACGGCATCATACGTCACATTGAGGCCAATTCTTCGGCTGATGTCGCCTACGAGACGGCATCGGAGTTCGCGGTAGACGCAGGGATTGGCTATTGGCGCGTGACGACTGACTACGTCAGCGACGACTCGTTCGACCAGGAAATCTATATCCGCCGCGTCAAGAACCCGCTGATGGTCTATCTGGACCCGGACATTCAAGAGGCCGATGGCTGCGACGCTGGATTCGGCTTCGTATTCGAAGACATCACGAAGGACGAGTATGAGGCCCGTTTCCCGGGTCAGGAGATCGTGAGTTGGCCGATGGATGGCCAGGGCGACGAATGGCTGCGCTCGGACATGATCCGCCTGGCAGAGTATTTCCACGTTGTCGAGAAGAAGGACACGCTGGTTGCCGACGAAATGGGCAACATCATCCGTCTGGGCGATCTGGCAGAGGAAGAACGCGAGGCAGCGAAGGCTTTGGCAACCCGCATGCGTACCGTGAAGCGCCGGGAAGTGAAATGGGATCTCATTGCGGGCGATAAGGTTCTGGAACGCAAGGACTGGGCCGGCACTTACATTCCAATCGTCCGTGTGGTGGGCGAGGAAGTGGATATCGACGGCAAGACTGAGCGTAAGGGGCACACGCGACATGTGAAGGACCCGCAGCGCATGTACAACTACTGGTCGTCTTCGGCGACCGAGTTTGTAGCGCTGCAGGGCAAGACGCCCTATGTTGGCCCCGCGGCTGCGCGTGAAGGCTATGAGGCTTTCTGGAACACCGCGAACACGGCGAACCACTCGTATCTGCCATACAACCACGTCGACGACGAGGGCAACCCGATTCCGCAGCCGCAGCGCCAACAGCCTCCTGTGATGGCTGCAGCCTATATGCAAGGCATGCAAGTCGCCGCGGAAGAAATGAAGATGGCGTCGGGCCAGTACGATGCATCGCTTGGCGCTCGGTCGAACGAGACGAGCGGCCGGGCGATCCGCGCGCGGCAGATGGAGGGTGATGTTGCGAACTTCCACTTCATCGACAACCTGTCGCGCGCCATCCGATACACCGGCAAGATCCTGGTAGAGCTCATCCCGAAGATCTACGACACGCCGCGGGTGGTGCGGATTCTCGGCGAAGACGGCAAGGAAGATACCGTCCGCCTAGATCCGTCGCAGCCGCAGTCGGTGGTGGAGCGCAAGAACGACATGACCGGCGCCATTGAGCGCATCTACAACCCGGGCGTCGGTCGGTATGACGTGACCGTGGCGGTCGGGCCGTCCTATACCTCGCGCCGCGCGGAAGCATTCGATGCAATGACGCAGATGGTGCAGGGGAACCCGCAACTGATGGACAAGGCCGGTGACCTGATCATGAAGGCCGCGGACTTCCCGATGGCCGAAGAATTGTCCGAGCGTCTGGCCAAGTTCCTGCCGCCTGGCGTGGCAGACGACCAGCAATCGCCAGAAGTCGCCAAGCTGAAGCAGGATCTGCAGCAATGCCAGGCCCAGTTGCAGGCATTGGGAGCCGAGTACAACAAGGCCGTCGAGTCCAAGGACAACGACGCGCAGAAGATCCTGACAGACAAATACAAGGCAGAAACGGAGCGCCTGAAGATCATCGCTCCGACGCTTGGGCCGCAACTGGCTGCCGCGATTGCCGCGGAGTTCGGCATTCAGGTGCTGAATTCGCCAGACATCTACCCGGGCGGATCGCCAGACATGGACATGCAGCAAGAACAACCCGCTTCGGCGGGTTTTTTTGCGCCCCCAGATTCCGCAGGCCAACCGGCCCCGGATCAGATGCCCGCATAGGGCAAACACCGTACCGGCGCGTATCACCGGGCTAAATCCCTTGGGAAACCATGAGCGAAGAACTGCAAGACGTCACTCCGACGGGCGCCGAACAGGCCGAACAGGTGCAAGAGGTCGAAACGCAGCAAGGCTCTGAAGCGACCGCAGAGCAGGCAGCGGAGCAGCAAACCGAGCAGCAACAGGACGATGGCACCCAAAAAAAGGAGCCATGGTTCCAGAAGCGCATCGGTGAACTGACCCGCGAAAAGTACGAGGCACGCCGCAGTGCTGACGATCTGAAGCAAGAGAACGAGCGACTTCGCCAGGCTCTTGCATCCGGTGGCCAGCATGGCGAGGGGCAGCCGAATAACCAGGACATCGACAGCCTGGTGAAGACGGAAGCCCAGAAGCTTGTCGAGAGTCAGGATTTCGACCGCGCCGTCGGAAAGGTGCTGGAAGTGGGAAAGGGTGAGTTCAAGGAATCGTTCCCTACCTCGATCCGCAACCTGACGATGGTCGGCATGAATGACGACTTCATCCGACTTGCCCTGGATACGGATGTGCCACACAAGCTCATCCACCACTTGGGGCAAGAAGAAAATCTCGATGAAGCGGCTCGCATCCTGTCGTTGCCTCCTACGAAACAGGCGCGCGAACTGTTCAAGCTGGAGCAAAAGCTTGCGCAGCCAGCCGTCAAACCTGTCTCTAAGGCGCCCGCTCCCATCACGCCGCTTGGCTCGGGAAAGGCTGCAAGCGAGGGGTTGTCCGACGATCTGCCCATCGATGAGTGGATGCGACGACACAACACACGCAAGTAGCAAGGCGCTTCAACCCAATCTGCCCCGCCATTGAGCGGGGCTTTTGTTTTGGAGCTTTGGAATCATGGCCAATTCGATCCTTACCCCAACCGCCGTCACGCGCAAGGCGCTGGCGATCCTGCACCAGAAGCTGAACTTCATCGGCTCGATCAACCGCCAGTACGACGACTCGTACGCCCAAGCTGGCGCCAAAATCGGTGACACGCTGAAGGTACGTCTGCCGAACCAGTACACCATCCGGAACGGCAAGACGCTGTCGACCCAAGACACGACCGAAACGAGCGTGTCGATCCAGATGGCGACCCAGAAGGGCGTGGACGTGAACTTCTCGTCCGCTGAGCTGACCCTGTCGCTGGATGACTTCTCCGAGCGTGTGCTGGAACCCGCCATGGCGGTTCTGGCTGCGAACATCGAGGCCGACGCCTTCAACATGGCGCTGGATGTCTACAACGCAGTGAACAACATCGGTTCGCCGATCACGCTGAACAAGGCGCTGCAAGCCCGAAAACTGCTGGTGGACAACCTCGCGCCAGGAAGCATGCGCACCCTGATCTTGAACACCCAGGACAACCTCGACCTGGTCGACGGTCTGAAGGGTCTGTTCCAGGATTCGACGGAAATCGCCCGCCAGTACCGTGAAGGCAAGGTCGGCCGCACTGCTGGTTTCGGTGATATCTACGAAAACACGCTGCTTGGCGCGCAGGCCACCGGGACCGCGGCATCGGCCACCGGCTACACGGTGAACGGCGCAGTCACCACCAACGGGGCCACCACGGTGACGCTGGCGGCAGGCGCGACGACCTTCAAGAAGGGCGATGTCTTCACGGTGGTCGGCT